GTAATCACTTGCGCTAAAGGCCCACAACTGGTTGACGACTTGGTTCAATTTGACCTGAGCCCCAAGTCCAAAGGCAAGTTTAGCCGATACCAGTTGATGGCTCTGAATGCGTTGCGACTCGGCAAGGCGACTGCAGAGTCGGTTACCAAGGTTCGTGCCCGTACCGAGATAGCGCAGGCAGGTTCCAATGCCTACACAGTCGTTGTCTTCGAGATAGCTCAGTAACAACTAAACTTAGGAAAGGCCCAGAATTTCTGGGCCTTTTTCACGCATGAACAATTACCTAATTTTAGATACAGAAACTGCAGGCCTGTCAGGCGGGGTTTGTGAAATCGCATGGGTAACCATGGACGAGAACCTAAACATTCTTGACCAGCACGAGACCCTTGTAGACCCAGAACGTCAGATTGAACCGGGCGCATTTGCTATTCACGGCATCTCTAATGATATGTGTGATGGCAAGCCTAAGTTAGCTGATGTCGCAAAGCTACTGCCAGAATCTGGATGGATGATTTGTCATAATGCTCCATTCGATACTCGAATGATTGCTAGTGTTTACACACCGGCAGCAACCTTATGTACTCTGGCCTTGTCCAGAAAATACATCACAGGCACTACCAACCACAAGTTGGCCACCCTGCAATCAGAACTTGGTCTACCAGACCGCAAGTCCCACTCGGCCTTGGGAGACATCTTGACAGTGCATGACCTGCTGCAGGTAATTCTGCCAAAGACCGGTACCACGCTGGAGGCCTTGTTCAAGCGGGCCAGCACACCCAAGATGCTGCATACCATGCCGTTCGGCAAGCACAAGGGCCTAAAAATCCTTGACGTGCCGGCAGACTACCGCAACTGGCTGATGGGCCAATCCGGACTTGACCAAGACCTCAAATACACTCTGGAGAAAATGAAAAATGTTTGATGACATCAAGAAGTTCAATACGATGTACGGGTTCCCCTGCCTCGACAAGCCCACCCTGCCTGACGGCTTCCCATTGAAGCTGCTCAACTTCACGAAGATTCTTCGTGATGAGCTGGATGAGGGCTTTGACATCATCGAGACCTATAATAAAGAGGGCTCCACAGATTTAGAAACTCTGACAAACCTTGCAGATTGGTTTGGTGATATTATGGTCTACTGTGCTTCTGAAGGTGCAAAGTACGGCCTACCAATGCAGGAAGTTATCTCTGTAATCATGCAGTCTAACTTCAGCAAGATGGGAGCGGACGGAAACCCAATCAAAGACCAATTCAATAAGCTCCAGAAGGGGCCGAATTATTGGAAACCAGAACCAAAGATTTCACAACTTTTATCGGAGAAACTAAATGACAACACGTAAGATGCCTTTTGTTCAAGTACAGAAACGCGGACGCCCAGCCAAAGAAACCCCAAAGGCTGCTCCAACCTTGGTCACCATCTTAGCTGAGCGTGGCTCACGCTACGGCACATTCCAAGGCCACGCCAATGTCACACAAGACTTCAAGCGACTCCTGAAGAAGCACTTGGATTCCCGTAACAAGGTTCTGACAGACACTCAGCAAGAGGCCCTTGAGATGGTGTTCCATAAGATTGGACGCATCGTAAACGGAGATGCCAATTACGATGACTCGTGGGTAGATGTGGCAGGGTATTCAAAATTAGTCGCAGACGAACTGCAAGGCAACATACGCTAAACACTAAGCCCTCTTCGGAGGGCTTTTCTTACATTAGGAAACATATGAAAATCGCATTCGACATGTCCTCTATTATGTGGACCTGCCTCTCAGTAGGCAAAGACCAAGAAGGTTTCAACGCTGTCACAGAAGACGGCAAAGATTACTGGGTAAACACCCAAGCGTACGGCTACGAGAACGCCGTCAACTCCATCATCACCTCTCTCAAGAAATTCAACCTGACCCCCAAGGACGCCATCTTGGTGTTCGAGGGCCAGTCTAGCAAGGTCATGCGCGGCATGATCGACAAAGAGTACAAGGCCGGCCGCGGCAAGCGCCCCAATGAGGCCTACGTCGAGTTCAACAACCTCAAAGAGCAGTTGCAGAGTGTCTTCTTCAAACTCGGTGCCATGTCCCTGACCCAAGATTACGTCGAAGGTGACGACATCCTTGGTTGGCTGGCCCAGCATACGGAAGAGGACCTCGTAATCCGCTCAGGCGATGGCGACTTGGCCGTGCTGTCAGGGGTCAACGCCTACGGCGCGACAATCAACACCAGCATCGGTGACCGTGACCTAGACGAGAACCCTTTTGGCCCGTTCGAGAACCGCTGGATTAGCGTGTACAAGGCGCTGGTCGGTGACTCTTCCGACAACATCAAGGGTATCAAAGGCTTTGGCCCTGCCGCCTTCGCTGAGTTCTACCGCGACTACGGCGATGCAGGCCTTGAAGAGCTGGCCCGCTTGGCTGAGATCGGCAACTTGGACGAGTTACACCCAGAGTGCAGCGTCAAGGTGGTCAAGAAGATTTTTGACGGCTCGGCCGAGTTCATCAAGTCGTGGAAGTTGGCCAAGATTCACACCGAGTGGGTCAACACTCTGCAGAACCCACTGAAGTGGTCCCCCGGCCTGATTCGCGGCAAGGTAGACGACGAGCGGCTGGTGAAGTGGCAAGGGCAGTCGCACCTTGTCTCCGGCTCCAAGTGGGGGTCGTTCAAGTCCTGGGCCAAGCCCCTGATTGCCCAGTCCTCCTTCGTAGCGCTGGACATCGAGACTTCCACACCGGATGAGTCCGACGAGTGGGTAGAGTCCAACGGCGGCATCGTTGATGTCATCGGCTCTGAGTTGTCCGGCATGTCACTCACCTTCGGTGACAACCTGCAGTACACCGTCTACATCCCCGTGGACCACGTAGACACCGACTGCGTACCCCTCGACGACGTGGCTGACTTCGCCATGAACTTGGGCAAGCAGTTGGTCATCCAAAACGTGGCGTTCGAGGGTCCGGTACTCTATAACGCTTGGGGAGAGCGCTTCAAGGACAACGGCTATGAGGGCTACTTGCCCAACTGGCTGGACACCAAGCTGGAAGCCTCCTACGTCAACGAGAACGAGTCCTTGGGCTTGAAGAAGTTGGCCAAGATGTATTTCGGCTACGACCAAGTTGAGTACAGCGCTGTGACAACCCTGGAAGGCCCTATCGGTACCCTGCAGGGCGGCCAGTTGCTGAGCACCTTTGACAAGTGTGTCAAGGAAGCCGTAATCCGTGAGGTCACGGCGGCTGACGTAGAGATGGAGTCCCAAAAGTATGCCGTGGCAATGGACGCATGGGAGCGAGATGTGCGCTCACCGGACTGCGAGACTCCAAGACCTACCGCCCCGGTTTTGGTCGAAGGCGGCACAATCGAGGTGGAGCCAGCAATCTTCGAGGCCACCGAGCGCCGCCAGTACAAGATGCGTGAGTTGTCCGCTGCACACGTCAAGTCCTACGCTTGCGATGACACCATCGTCACCGCCTCGTTGCACAACTTCTTCAAGTTGCACATGCAACTTGAGCACCACTGGAAGGTCTACTTGGACGTTGAGATTGACGCGTCTTACCTGCATGCCCAAAGCTATGTCCACGGAGTTAAGGTTGACGTTGCCAAGCTCTACGAGTTGGCTGAGCTGGATGCGAAGACCAAGGTTGACGCGGAGGCCGTGCTGCACAAGTACCTCGTCACCCACGGGTGGGAAGGCACCGTTGCACCGGTGTTCGAGAAGCTGGACGCAGCAGCCATCAAGCAGGCAGCACTGATTTGTGGTCAAGAGCTGAAGACAGCGGTGCGCACCCCGGCAAAGCTTGTCCCAATGATTCAGGACAAGCTCTTGGCAGACTTGGTGTCTGCTGATGACGCCGCCGCTGTGACGTGCTACGTGCATCGCCGCTTCGTCGCCGCGCCGGAGTTCAACGCAGGCAGCCCCAAGCAGATTACCAAGTTGATGTACGACGTGATGGGCTTGCCTCTGCGCCTGTTCAACAACGGGCCAGGTACACGCTCCAACGAAGCTATCCGCAACGCCATGGACGTGCCGCTGACCTTGGAGGCCTACAACGCGATGCCGCCACCACCCGGCGCTCGGCTGCCGAACCCTTCGACTGACACTACGGCGATTGCCTACGCTTTGCTGGACGCACCAGAAGAGGAGAAGGCGACCCTTGAGGCCTTGAAGCTGATTAAGATGGTGCAGACACGTAGCGGCCTGTACTATGAGACCTACCCTAAGTTAGTCCACTGGAAAACCGGTAGAATTCACTCTAACCACAACCAGTGTGGAACTAACACACGTAGGGCCAGCAGTTCAGCACCAAACCTGCAACAGCTTCCGAAACACGCCAAGATTGAGGGTCAAGCTGCAAGGTTCCGTGAGGTGATCGTGCCACACAAGCGCAACGCTGTTATCGTCTCGATGGACTTCTCTAGTCAAGAGATTCTGCTCTTGGCTGAGTGGTCAAAAGACCCAGTTCTGCGTGAAGTATTCGTAGGAGATTCTCCTAAAGATATGCACTCGATTACTGGCTTGGGTATTTATAATGGACGCAATGAGGCTATAACTTATGAACAGTTTGTTACAGCTAAAGATGATAAGTCTAATCCACTTTATGAGACTGTAAAAAAGTGCAGAGCTTTAGGTAAAGCTGTTAATTTCGGAAGCCAATACAGGATTAAGCCCGGAAAACTAAGTCGTATGCTGATGGTAACTAAACAGGATGCTACGGACATGCTTGAGGCTAAAGCTGCAGCCTTCCCAGTAGCTGAGGCATGGGCTGAGACAGAGATGGCAGCTATATACGAGCAAGGCGCTGTGAAGACCTTGTTGGGGGCTGTTCGCCACTTGGCCAAGATGATTGACCAAGCATCCAGTGGGGACGAGGAAGGCCCCCAGCGCCAAGCCTTGTCCTTCCGGATTCAGGGCTCTGCAGCCGAGATGACCAAGTTGGCGGAAGGCCGCATGTGGAAGGCCCGTCTTGAGCAGGTGTTTGACTGTGAGGTCATCGCACCGATTCACGACGAGTGTGTGTTCTCCGTAGCTATCCCTGACTTAGTACCCTTTATGGCCTCCGCCCATGCCTGCATGGTGGGTGATTACGCTGGCATGGAGTTGCCAATCAAGAGTTCCATCTCGTTCGGCCCGTCTTTTGGCGAGCAGATTGAGATTGGTGATTTGCCTGTTGAGGCTGCCATCGTCGGCGGCCTGAAGAAGATGGAGAAAGCATGACCACCACAAACCGAGGCAAGATAGCTGAGGGTCAGGTGAAGAAGATTTTGTCTTCTATCACCCGACAAGACTTCGCATGGAATCGACTTCCAGATGCACACGCAGGGTCAAGGCAGCCAACCTTGGCTGACTTCCTGCTTGTAAATCATGGGGTGCCGATACTGCTAGAGGTAAAAGAAACAGCCCATGACTTTAGGTTACCAGTCGGTAACTTTAAGCTGGAGAATAGGGCCAGAATGAGAATATTTCAACTCGCAGGGGTTAAGTGTTCTATTCTGGTGTACCATAGCAAAACTAGGGTGTGGCGCTGTATAGGGCTAGACTACTTTGGTACTCAAGATACCGGCTCTTGGGATTTACGAAACACATCAGAACTAACATTAAAAGAGGCTTTAGAACTATGCTTACAGTAATCAGTGATTTACACTTAGGGGCTATTCGTAGCTCCGGCACCACACCCGCTACACAGTGGGCTCTCCGACAGCACGTCCTGCAGGAATTTGCGGGTCTACTTCCTACAGAAGGCGACCTTCTCATAAACGGTGACTTATTCGATACGGCAAACGTACCAATCAGCGATGTTCTAAAAACATATGAGATTCTAGGCGACTGGCTTGAAGCTCACCCAAGTTCCAAGCTGTACAACTCTGCAGGTAACCACGACCTCAGCAAGACTTCTACAACGCTCTCTAGTTTTCAGTTCCTAGGCAAACTCCTAAGCCGAAACTTCCCCGAGCGTTATGTGCATATCGAGCAGCCGACGATGACACCCTACGGGTACGTGATTCCCCACTTGGTGAACCAAGACGTGTTCGACGCAGCGCTTGCAGCCACACCCAAGTGTGAGTACGTGTTCCTACATGCCAACTACGACAACTTCTTTGCCAAGCAGGCTGACCAGAGCTTGAACGTCTCCAAAGAGCAGGCGGCAGCCCTGCCCTGCAAGACGGTCATCTTTGGCCACGAGCACCACGCTCGACGCTTGGGCAAGGTTCTGATTCCGGGCAACCAGCTTGCCACATCAGTATCGGACTGGCTGAGCGCTGGCGACAAGTACAAGGTTGTCATCCGTGGCGGCTTTGGGGTTCACTTCGAGACGACGGCTATCCGGGACCAAGAGTTCATCGAGATGAACTGGCGAGACCTGCAGCCTACCGGGCACAAGTTCGTTCGGGTGAACGGTAGCGCAACGCAGGAAGAGGCTCACGAAGTCGTCAACGCCGTTGCCGCTTTCCGGCGCACGTCCGAGGCGTTTGTAATCACCAACGCAGTGCAGATTGCAAGCGTTGAGGGTCTGTCCGCTGACTTTGAATCCACCTTGGAAGCGGCCAAAGGCTTTGATGTCATCAAGTGTCTACTGGGGACCTTGGATGCTGAAGAACGGGTTGTTGTGGAAACTCTAATCTAGGAAATAAAATGCTTAACTACCTCAAACTTACCAATTTCAAACGTCACGAGTCCTTGGAAATCAACTTCACAGGCGGGTTACAACTCATCCGTGCCGCTTCCGAGGCAGGCAAGTCCTCTATGTTGCAGGCTATTGCGTATGCGCTGTATGGGGCTCGCGCCCTACCAATGTCCTTGGCTGCCACTGTCACCTATGGAAAGCCTGAGACCTCTCTGCGTGTTCTACTTCGCTTCTCGTTCAACGGCTCTGAATTTGAAGTAGAGCGCCACAAGGGCGGTGCCGAGTTGCGTGGCGATGGCGTTACTGCCTCTGGTCAAGCTGAGGTCACCGCTTTCGTAGACCGCTTGTTCGGTTGCTCCGCTGCCGTCGCCACATCTCTGATGTTCGCCAACCAAGGCTCCCTGCGCGGTGCGCTGGAAGGTGGCCCCGGCGCGGCGGTGTCGCTGATTGAGAAGCTGGCCGACGTGGACGCACTTGACCGTTTGGTCGAGAAGGCCCAAGAGCACCTGCCGTCGGGCAACACCAAGTTGCTTGAGGCCCGTATCACCGAGCTGGCCGAGGTGAAGCCACCTGTAGCCGATTTCACGGAGCTGGAAGCCAGCCTGTCCAAAGCCCAAGAGTTCTTGGCTGCGGCGACAGCGCAGGTAGACCTGCACAGTGTCATGGCCTCGGCTGATACGTCAGCAGCCCGCAAGTTGCTGGTTGACGCTGAGAACGCAAAGTCCGCTGCGGTCAAGGGTCTGCAGATTCATACAAACCTGTCCGCAGAGGTTGAGGTTGACGCCCCGGCCCTGCTGGACACCCAAGACTACCGCGATAAGGCGACCGCGCAGTCGGCGGCGGCGGCCCTGCGGGCACAGTATGCTGAGTTCACTCGAATCGACCAGTATGAGCACGTCGCCACAAGCGAAGCCGAGTTTTCTGACGGTAGCCTTGTAGTGGTGTCCCGCCAGAAGGCTGTGCAGGCTGAGATGCTGCAGGTCACCCGCGAACTTGCCCAAGCTGAGATGGGTGTGATTCAAGAACGCCTGTGCGACTTCTGCGGCAAAGACTTCTCCGAGGTGCCGGAAGTCATCGCCAAGAACGCCGCATGCGCTGCGCTGGCCGAGGCTGCCCAAGTACGCATGACAGCGCTCAAGGCTGAGGCGGTAGTTCTGGCCGCTCAGGTGCAGGATGTGCGTGACACGGCGTCCGCAGCGAAGACCTTGGATGCCCAGATGTCTCGCCTGCCTGTTGAGGCCTTCGGTGGATACCCACGTAAGTACAAGTGGGTCGGCGGCGATGTGCCAGAACTGGACACCACCGACTACAACAAGTTGCTGCGCGAGGCTGAGGCTACCAACTTGGCAACCCAGCGCACTTTGGCCCGTGTCGAGGCCGCTCGCAGAGGTTTGGCTGCCTTGGACCTGCCGGGTTTGCAGGCTGCATCAGACGAACTGCAGGCGCAGGTGCCCACAGCCCTAGCGTCAATCGCTGACGTTGAGATGTGGTCCCACAAGCTGCGTACCTCCCAGAACGACGAGAAACAGGCACAAGCTGAGGTTGCAGGGGTAGCCATGGCATTAGCAGTGGCCCGTGGGCAGTTCGAGGCGGCGCTGGACTCCTACGCAGCCTCACAAGCTTCACTGGCCAAGGCCAAGGATGACTTGTCCACTTACACGCTGAACAACCGGGTCATCAAGAAGATTCGTGAGGCTCGCCCACTGGTCGCCAAACAGTTGTGGGGCACGGTCTTGGGCACAGTCAGCCACTACTTCAGCCAAGTGCGTGGCACCCCGTCAGTCGTTACCCGCGAGGGCAGCGGCTTCCTCGTGGACGGAAAGCCGGTTGAAGGACTGTCCGGCTCCACGCTGGACGCGTTGGGCCTCGCAATTCGCATCGCACTGACCCGCACGTTCTTGGCCAACGTGCCTTGGCTTATACTTGACGAGCCTGCAGCAGCCTGCGATAACAACCGGGAGGCCGCCATGCTTGGGGTTGTAGCCAGTTGTGGATTCCCACAAGTGCTCATGGTCAGCCATAGCGAGTTGGGTGAGTCGTTTGCCAGCAGCGTTGTAACCTTATAAACCCAGCCCTTCAGGCTTTGCGAGTACCTATGCACAAAATTACCCTTATCGACAAGACAATTCTCAGCGCCTTGCCAGGCACAGTGACCGAGGTTTCTGAGGTTACCGGCTTGGGAAAAACCACGGTAGCCTACAGCCTGAAGAAGTTATTTGGAATCTCCAAAGTCAGCGCTTCGGGTGAGGGGCGGAACAGGTCCTACACAAGGACCGAACACCATGTTGACGCCTCGGTCCTGCATTACTCCAAGGAACGGAAACCTCTGAACCCCCATAAAAGAAGTCCCGTCAAGCGGGACCCTTTTACAACAGCGTTCTTTGGTCCGGCTACTTGATAGCGTCAGCTTTAGCTAGAAGGTCTGTCTTAGTTTGGCTATTATGAGTTGTACCGAACCAGAAAGCACAGGCTCCAGTCCATGCTGTGCCCAAGCTCCCTAACATAATCATCAAGGGTGCACTCTCTTTTAGGTCGGGCCAGTAGAACATGCCACCAAGAACGCCGAAGAAACCCAAGGTGATTATGTAGGTGAGAACTGCGGGTGTGGATGAGCGCGAAGAGGCCTGCAACTCTCTAGCACTCTTCCGGTCATCTGCAGAGATTTGCTCCAACTTAATCTCGTGGTCAGCCATAAACTTCTTAAAGTCTACCTCTGCCAGCTTGATTTGAGAGATTTGGTCTGGGCTCAATTTACCACTGTTCAACACTTCCGATACCGCTTCTATAGTCTTAGACTCAAGACCCAACTTATCAGCAATGAAAGTTGCAGCGGCCCCGCCAAGTGGGCCTCCGAGGGCCGTCCCCAAGAGCGGGGCAAGTGTTTTAATCCAGTCACTCATACATAGTTCCTTGCACCATCTTGGTCAATAATTAGTGCCTGACGTTTAGGCTTGTCACTAAAACTAATGTGTACCCATCCACCACCGTATTTATCAAACTCGCGGATTACTTGGTCGTACTTGATTGGGCTACCGACGATAGCCCTAACAATGCGGTCTACGTTTCCAAAAGTAGGGCATGTAAAGTCCACAGCCTCTGCCTTTATGTGTTGACTTGTACTCTTTGAGCCTAATGCAGCATTAAGAGCAAGGCACCTGTAACCACTGCTAATGTGAATTGGATTAGACCGAAGAAGATTTCGAACTTCCTCAAGTCCGGCACAGGTTCTTTTTGCTGTTTCATATAATTCGATTGGTAAGTCGTTGTTTATGCCTAGCCTGGCGGCCTTCTGCGATTGGATGAACTCTGCTAGAGTAAAGTATTTTGATAGTTGAGTCATCGCGCTACTAGCTCCTCACCTAAAAAGGTTTTTGTAGACCACAAGGGGTGGCAGTCGTGAACTGCGTAGAACCCTACAGACTGAGTAAAAGGTTTCAAATTCACCTTCCATGGGCCCCACTCTTGGGAGCCTGCTTTGCTGGGCAAGCCTACAGAGTCGTCCATAAACACTACTTGCAAAGAATCCCCGTCCTCAGCTTCAGCATGAACGCCCAAGAACCGGCAGGACCTGACAGTGTGCATAAAGCCAGCCATACGCAGGCTTTGTCCCTCCAAGTCCTGCAGCAGTATGGTGTGTTGGGGGGACCACAGACGCACTACAGGGTAGAGCGACCCTTCCAACGCACCAAATACCAAGATTATCAAGGTGGCTATAATCGGGTGGATGAGGCGACTCATTTCTGTACCTCAATCTTTATGTAGGTCCAAACAGTTAGAGCGATAAAGCCCAAGACAACCCACGACCCCGTCTTGAAGAGGTGTGTTACCACCTCCTCTTTTCGCTTCTTGATGGACTCAGCCCTCTCCATCGCCTGCTCGTGAAGCGTCCTATGTCCGTGCAGGTCGTCGTTAGGGAACCCCTTTACGGTGACCTCTACAGCGCTCTTTATGCCGCTGGCCAAGGCGGCCTCTAGCTTGTCAAAGCGGTTGTCGATATTGGCCTCTATCCTACCCAAGCGACCATCGAAAGACTGCCTCCAGAGTAGCGTGTCAGAGATTTCAACGGCGGCCTCTGGCGTTACTGGCGGCGGGGTAGGTGTGACCATATAATCAGCAAGCAGTTAAACATGACTGTGGTATTAAAAGCAGTCCAGACGTACTCTACAAAAGGAGAGCCAGTATCTAAGCCCGCGAACAGAGACTGAATCCAGTTACTTTGAGCCACGATTAGCAAGAAGCAGTACGTCACTGCGACACAGAGTATCCACTTGTCGATCATCCTGCGCGGGTTTTGGTAAACCAAGACCAGCCCTACAAGCGAGAACAAGGCCATCACAAGTGGGATAAACTCGAATAAAGCTCTTACTGTGCTCATTTTTCTGACACCGGCTGAGTAGTGATGATGCGCAGCAACGTGATAGCTACGCTGATGGCAATACCAACGAACATCTGCTCAACTTGGGTCAAGGGCAGCAGGCCGACGTAGCCTTGCAGAATGGAAAGCACCGCTAGTGCTAGGGCGAACTGAACAGTCCGGGATTTTAGTAATTGGAACATCGCAAGGGCCTTGTGATTTGGGTTATGCGAAGCATAAAGCAAAACCTGCAGCTCCCTTGGGGGGTGCTGCAGGTTCTGATGAGATTGGCAGTTTATCTCAGTTCGGGAGGACATTGATTCCTCGTGCGCTCACTTAAGTAGCTCTGCCTGCAGTGGTCTTCATCGAACCAAAGCAGAGTGTCGATGACCTTGGCCAGCCTTGGATTGGTGCGGTGGGCACGACTGCTGATTGTCTCGTCAGCCCACCCACCCGCTAGGGTATTTACAAGCTGGTCAACAGCAATTGCAAACTGTTTTAGACTCATAGTTCAGGTACTACTTCAGGTACTACTTCTAACTCTGGCTCTGGCGCAAGGGTTGGCTCCACATACGGATGGCGCAAGTCCCACACCGCCTGAGCTTCTGCACTTAGGGTCTTGCCTTCGGAGTCCGCCTCGAAGTCCATCACCTCAAGCAACAAGGCCATGTCAGCCCTTGCCTGAGCGTTAGCCAAGGCTTGAGCCTCCGTTACCACCTGTACCAAGCCTATTTCCTGCATCTCTTCTGCTGTAGCAGTCCGCATACCTGCAATGTGACCGAGCATGATAGTTTGCAATTCCGTCTGTCTCTGAGGTGACACCTGAGAAGCTATTACGGTACGTCCGTGAGACAGAATATCTGCCTCACTCCATACGTCATTTTTTAGAAAGTCAATCATAGTTAAGCCCTAACACACATCAAAGAAATCCAGTCAGATACAGAAGCACCGACTGACAAGGTAGTAGTCTCTTGGAATCCGTCATTAGAGCGAGTCCAATAGGTTCCAGTAGTAGTCTCACGCATCAATGTGCCGTTCTTGTAGAGCGCCTTGACAGTAAAGCCCTTGGGAGCTACGAACGCTGTCTGCGATGCCGTAGCAGTGTAGTCAAAGAACACAGGCAAGCGACCAAGTGCCCTGCGGGCAATCTCCTTGCGGCGCAATTCGTCACGCAGGTTGAGCGCAGGAGCGTACACGCGAGCACTTGTCGAGCCTCCTGTAATGACCGTACCCTCGAAGGCTGCAACGGTTGTAGAAGTGCCCACTGCCAGTGTGTCGCTCTCTACACGAAGCAAGTCAATAAAGCCACTGCGATTGCCTGCTGTTGTGACGTGCAGTTCATTGGTAGCTTCATCGTAAGACATTGCAGTCACTGAAGAAGTAGTACCTGCTAGGGTGCATTGTGCGTTAGGTTGGAACAGTGGGAGCTCGGTTCTGTAGATGTGTGCGATCTGGTCTGCGCTGGGGGCAGTGGCGGAGATGCGCCAGAGGGCTAGACGGTCAGCAGGTCCACCAGCTAGACCTGTTGAGTAGTAACCCCTACCAATGTACAAACTATCAGAAGTACCCAAGGTCATGGAATTGGTATTTGCAACAGAACTAGCAAGTACACCATTTACATAACCATACAATACTCCGCCTGTACGCACATAAGCAACAAAGTGGTTGGTATTGCTAGCTGCTGATAAAGTCAGTTGAACTCCAGCAAAAGCAGACTTTATTTGACTTGCTGTTTCATAAGTCCAAATATCAACCACACCGTTACCTGTGATAGAGCCTAAAGGTCCACGGTGGATGATGGAGTGGTCTGTTCCGGCGTTGTACACCCAACCCATGTAGCAAAAATCACCTGTACCAAAATCTAAGTTTGTACTGAATGGTTGCTCTAGGTAGTTAGATGTGGTCATACCAGAGTAAGCTACCAGCCCAGCACCACTTGCTACTGCGGTCTTGGTCAGTGTGCCGTTGATAACTAGGCCAGTGTTTTTAACACTGCGGTCTGGTTCGGCTAGTTTTACGGAGATGTCATCAAAAAGGGCAGTCCGTGAAGCAGTAATGTCGTTTGTGTAGAGCGTTACAAACGTACTTGTTGTTGTTGCAACAAACGTCAACGAGTAAGTCCCCATCCCTGTTTGCGTCGCAAGGGCCGGACTTCCGATCGAAGTTCCTACCCTAACGGTCGCAGAGCCGGAAGTCCCTGCAATAGCTGTGTAGGTAAGTACATAGCTTCTACCCGCGACTGTCGTAATGTTCAGGTAGGCTGCTCCAGAGTTTGCCCCTGTGCCATCGTTGGTAATGAGCAGTCGGTTTGTGCTTACCGAGAGAATGCCGCCTTGATAGGCACTCCAAGCGCCTACCGTGCCGCCAGCGAAGTCTGAGCTATCGCCAGTAATAAGACTCGTGGCCGTAATAGTCTCAACCACGCTATCCGCAAGGTAAGCACCGCGAATGTCGCCGGGGAGCCAGCCTGAGTTATAGGCGTTGGTGATGTAGGCCACCATGCCTGCGGCCTGAGTAGTAGGGTTTCGGCGCAGTAGGTTTAAGGCATTCGGGCCACCAACAGCAACGGTACTGTTCGCGCAGGCTACCAAAGCCCCGGTAGGACCTCCCGTTGATAACGTGGGTATGCTCAAATTCGTTGTCGGGGCATACATTGCCAATCTCTGGCTATCGGTAGCGTCCATAGTGGCTATGGTGTGCGAGGTCATAGTACGCAGGCTGTATTCAGCTAAGTACCTTCCAGAGTTTGATATGGAGTAAGCAAACCTATCACCAACAATTGACACTGAGGTCGCAGCATTGGCGGTAAGCGTGAGTGATGCCACTGTTCCGTCGTCACGGATAACTGATACCCCGCCAGTACCACCACTCCCGCACGCCACAGCAATCGTAGGCACTGGCAAACCCGTCGCTGGGTCAGTGGGGGCGGTGTCTAGGACTGTGATGGCTACATCGTTGACTACCTGATTGACGATTGCTGGAATTACCCCACTTACTACTGGGCCAGTTGCCGCGTTTCGGTTGGCAATCCGGTTGGCGTTATATAAGTTGCCATTTGCATTCCTAAAACGGGTGTAATCAGAGGCAAAGTCAGCTTGTGCTAAGTGAAGAACCGAGCCAACCACTAATTGACCGTTAAGAGCATTAACAGTTGTTAGGCTTCCGTTATATAAAGTGCCGCCATTAGCTGCTACAAACACCATCCACATCGGATACCCCGGCTTGGTCATGTCATAACCCACTACTCGGCCCGCTTCAGCAACCCAAAGCACTGCATCGGGGTAGTCGCGGCTGATGCCACGGAATACCTCGGTAGCTGTAGTAGCGGAAGTAGCAACGTAGAACTTACCAGAGGTCAAGGGACCTGCCGTTGCAGTAGCCTGAAATACAGCACCCGGTAAGCTATTCGCAGCAGCCCAAGCAGCAGCAATAGATGCTTGCTGTCCAATCCACACTTCACCGCCTAGAGCTTCTGTGAACCAGCTTTTACCTTGGCACTGCTTGCGCCAAGCACCTCCGTCTGTGTGGCGGCTGCAATCGTCGATGATTGCCTTGACTACAGCGCCGAAGTGCACGCTAGCAGTGACCTCATCAGATATTGTGAGGGGGCCATTTACTGCAAGGCCGTTATTAAAATCTGCCATGTTTATTCCTTAATCTGTAAAAGTGTTACTTCAGTGCGACTAGCTAACTTGTCTGTTGTAGTCACAGTGTAGCGAAAGCCATCGTAAGTAACGGTGTAGTCAACTCCGGGCTTCTTGAGCATCCCTCGGATGTAAACCCCAACGATTTTAACCCCAGCTTGTGACAAAAACACCTGTTGGTCTTTGACGCTGAATTGCTGATATGGCTGAGGCTGTGCAGACCCCTGCGAGGGCTTCGCAAGTTCATCACGCAGGACCAATGCAGGTGCATAGACCCGAGCACTTGTACCGCCCGTCAGGATAGTCCCTTCATTTGCGGAGAGACTTGTGATTGCACCTGCTGTGGTAGCTTCTGAGGCTACGCGCAGTAAGTCATGGAACTCACTTCGACCCCAAGATGTACCTACGTGTAGTTCGTCCGCTACTTTGTCATAAGCCAGTGCGGTTACTGTCGTTGATGTGCCAGCGATGGTGCATTGAGCGCCAGCTTGGAATAGCGGTAGTTCGGTGCGGTAAATGTGAGCGATTTGGTCTGCGCTGGGGGCAGTGGCGGAGATGCGCCAGAGGGCTAGGGAGCCTAAAAATGGGTTTGATGCAGTGTGATCTACACCAAGCCTAAACACCGCTGTAGCATTATTAAATGTGAGTGCCGGAGCTGTAGCCGTAGCGACCTGAGTAGCATTTACACTAAGATACATTACTGCCCCTTGTTTGTAGCAAACTACAAACGTAGGTGTAGATAGCACAGCAGTGCCACCAGATATAGGTACAGATGTAGTTCCGTCTGTAACGTTGAAGTTGATTAACCCTGTGGTTGCTGACACATACGAGTAAAAGCGAGAACCTGTAGCACCTGAGTTCTGCCGCCCAAATAGGTAGCCTAGTGAAGCTAGAGAGCTTGGTGTTACCCACCCCATCACACAGAAGTCACCCGTACCAAAATCTAAGTTCGAGTTGTAAGGCTGCTCTAAGTAATTCGATGCAGAGAATCCAGAATAAGCTACCAGCCCTGCACCGCTTGCTACTGCTGTTTTTGTTAGCGTACCGTTTACAATTAAGCCGTTGTTCTTGACTGAGCGGTCTGGTTCAGCTAGTTTTACGGAGATGTTGTCGAAGTCTACTGAACATCCCGCAGTCCCCCACACACCAAGTACCACAGATGTTGTTGTACTGGTAGCAACGTAGTCTAAGTAATAAGTGCCAGCCGCAAGATTTGGTAGGCTCCAGTTTGATACGTTAGTTTGTGTCCCAGCAACTACCTGTACACCGCCTCTATCCGTTCCTGCATTTCCTGTCGCAGTTATTGTGAATACGAATTTATATGTCCTACCGACAACAGTTGATATCGTCTGACCACAAGAAGCATCCGTAACGGTGCCTACGATTCGCATGGACCCAGAAACCACAGACAGCGTAGTATTTGCTTTTGGGGTCCACCCACTCGTATCTGTAGCAAACGTCCCATTCGTCACTAACTCACCACTAGCAGTGACAGTCTCAGCAGTCGTATCCGCAAGGTAAGCACCCCTTGAGTCGCCCACTTGCCAGCCTGAGTTGTAAGTGTTGGTGATGGCGGCAGTTAACCCTTTTGCAGGGGTAGATGGATTACGTTTAGCAAAGAATACACCATAGTCATTAGACAACACTAAGCGCCTATCATTCGGGACTATCACCCCCTTACCTAGAGTTATAGTGGAAACCATATTACCCTGATTAGCAAGGGTTAAATCCAGATTACTGTAACTTGGGTTATAGTAAGCGGAGTAGAATTCCTTAGCTGACCCCTTTACATAGGATGCGGAATCATTGATGCTGCTGCTTGGTATATCAAAGACATGCCATAAGAAATTACGATTATTGCCAACATTGTCACCACCGAAAAATACCTGCTTATTTGGTCCATCTAGTGATACTACATTAACACGAGTATCTGTTGTGTATGTAATATTGACGACCGTCCCATCGTCTTTAATAATAGAAAGACCACCAGTCGTAGCCACAGCAACAGTAGGCACGGGCAAGCCTGTTGCTGGGTCAGTGGGGGCGGTGTCTAGGACTGTGATGGCTACGTCATTAGCCGAAAGATTCACAAGACCGGCGGACGAATATTGATACCCGCTATCTGCGTTATTGCGGCGGCTGATGTTGCCTTTGAAGCGCCATGTGTTTAAGCGGGTTGAGTCACTTATGCGGTCTGTGAACTCTGTAATGAAGTTAATAACTCTCAAGCCTTGGCCATTACCTGACGTATTTTGGGCAACGTACAAAACGCCATTTAAGGCTGCAATGGATGCGATGTAGTTATTGGGTGAGCCAGTCGATTGGTCAAAGGAGAGTAGGCCGTTTAGAACCACATCACCACTAACAAATACCATCCACATTGGGCAGCTTGCTTGCGTCAAGTCGTATATGACTATGCGCAAAGACTCAGCAACGATAGCAGCCAGCGCAGGAAACTCGCGGCTGATGCCACGGCGTACCTCAGTCACACCAGACGTTGATACCGTCTTGTAGAACTTACCGTCAGCGGTTGACTGATACAGCAAGTTAGACGTATCAATTGCGGAGTCAGCTAGCTTTACGGAGATGTTGTCAAAGTCTGCATAGTGCCCATTAGTAGCATTAAGTAGCACACTAATATAGCTGGTTGTACTTGTCGCTACAAAAGTAAATGTAGAACTTGTGACACTAGACAGTGGTCCACTATTAGTACCTAATTGATTACCTCCTGCTGTCGTACCTGCGTAAAAGAACCACGAGCTATTAGTGCCTGCTGTCTGCTCGGCATAAGCTAAGTAAGTCCTACCTACCTCTGTAGTGATTGCCTGATAAGCTATACCATTTAAGGCTGCTGTATTAGTCAGGCGAAGTTTACCAGAGACAGCCGACAAGGTAGCACTGTTACCTAGAGTCCACCCTGTTGTAGTTGTAGCAAAAGTCCCATTCGTCACTAAGTTAGGACTAGCCGTGGAGCCAAAAGACCCACGAGCCACCGCTTCACTAGGTTGCTGTCCTAGCCATGTACTGCCACCAAGTGTCTCGTTGTACCATGACTTATCCTGCATACGCTTGCGCCATGCACCACCGTCACTATCTTTTGAGGTGTCATAGATGATGCTTTTTACTACAGTACCAACGTGCAAGGACTTACTGATTGCTGAAAGTTGCTCAGTAGGTGCTGTTGATGCTGCCCACGCTGCGATGGCTGCGTCACGGGCAGTAGTGGCAGCCAGAGAGCTGGCCGACGCTGCAGCCATAGCAGACGCCGCCGTAGCAGCCGACGCCGCAGCCGCAGCCGCGTTGGCGATTGGGTTTGCAGAAGTCACCACAGCCGCAGCAACCACAGCTGCTGCCGACTTGGTGGTAACATCAGTCGCCAGCGCGTTGTTCTCCGTGTTCTGCGCGTTCATGGCGTCCACAGCCGTGGGCAGCCAAGCGTGGTAGGCATCAGCCCTTGCAGCGAAGTTGGGCGTATCCACACGACTTGGTGCGGGTGTGGTGTTAATTGGGATAAGTACGGTCATTCGGATAGCCCTTGGATGTCAAAGTTGCAGAGGGATGTAGAGTAGTATTCTACGTTAATAGAGAAGTCTCGGATGTTTCCGAAGGTGGTAAGCTGCGCGTATTCCGCCTCATCAGCCACAATCCACGTACAAGGGGTGGCTCGCAGGCCTGCCAAGGTCTTGTAGATACCGTTCAACTGGGACTTGTCAAACAAGGTGTTCACGCTCAGGTCTTTGCTGTAGCCTTTTTGCACAAATGTGGTAACGCCATTGGCGTCGGTCTTTTTTGTGCTGTAGTCTGTAATGCCGATGGAAGCCCCGTACTGGGAACCTCCAAGGTCTATCACCTTGCCAACACTGAGATGCCCACAGCGTGTAGTGGAGCCAACAATCCGAACGGTAACGTAGGACAAGTCGTAGGTGGAAAGGTCTGTCAGGACGTGCTCCGTCTGCTGCTCCACCTCTGAGAAGTAATACTGGTACCAGTCAGATATGACAGCGCCGTCCAAGAGGAAGACCGAGGAGCGCAGCAGGGCTCCACCGGGCTCACTCAACACACTCACCTCTACGCTAGACCCGACCAACCCAAACAGGCTCAAGCCTGATGCGTACCCCGGCTTCAATATGTAAATCTGCTCAGTAGCTGCTGTGCTGGCTGTGCTGACTTGAGAGTCAAAGGCGGCCCATGAATTTGAGGGCCCTTTGTTGAGCCAGTAAGTTGGTGACGTTGTGGGGGTGTTGCCTGTGCTAGGTGACAGGATGCACTCCCAAATCTGCTTGTCGTAAGTCACCCGCTGATTGATCGTGTAGGTGGTACCAGCGGCGTAGGCTGCGTCCACGTCAGTCACGTTGGTGTAGACCAGGCCTCCCACTGCCATGTCCGCTGCGCGGGTTGCAGTGAGGTGAGTCGTCGCGTAGTAGCTGGACAGGTTGCCTTGCTCGTACTGAGCACCCCAGAGGAACACGCTGGACGTGCCGTTACCTGTGTAGGAACTGGTTGCGCCGCTCACCAACTCAATACGGCTGGTCGCAGAACCTGTGGACAGGGCAGTAGCCTTGCCTGCAATACGGTAGATGCCTCCGTCAAACGCAGTTACAGAGCAGGTCAGGGTTCCGGTGCTGGTGAACGCTCCGGTGGCCAAGTCAAAAATGGCGAAGTCCGTGGAAGCGAAGTGCGGTGAGTAGCCAGGAGACAGGCCTATGCGACGGGTGCCCGAGTCGGCCTTCACGAAGACAGAGAACGTGTAGGCCTGACCGGCGGTGACACTACGCCCGGCAGACGTGAGGGTGTGTGCCCCTGTGCTGCTATCCTCAACCAGTCGGTCCATGGAGACTGTGCCGTCGGGTGCCGTTGCGGTGTTCACCGCAACGGAGGTTCCAGTCTTTGTCCACGCCACATCCCCGAATTGGCTGCTGTGAATCTGCAGGTTTGTAGCAGCCAGCTCAGCCAAGTAGCCTTGGAAGGCCTTGGTGAGTGGGTCGAAGGTTACACGCGGCACGTCGATGGCTGCGGTCTGCATGACGCCAGCACTGTCTATGTAGGTGGCAGTGCTGGCTCTGGCGAAGGCCCCGGCTGTGACCGGAGTGGGTTTGATTACTTTCACGCTGCAACCTCTGTAGTTTGTAACGACTCACCGCCTTGAGTGACTTTCTTGAGCACTGCGCTGGTGTAGCCTGTGCTGCCGCAATGGCTCGCAACTCATAACTCATGTTCTCCAACTGGCGGCTCTGTTGACGCATGATTTCAGCCTGCTGCGCAATCAAGGCCTCAAGTCTCGCTGTGCTGTCCCCACCGGAGCCAGCCAACAGGCTTTGGGTCTGAGCAGCATTATAGATGCGACTCGGGCCTGTGGCCTCTAATTCTGGCCCGTTCTCGCCTACCAAGCGCACACCGCCTGTATGGAATCCACCTGTAGCGAACGCAGGGATGGATTGGCCAAGAATGGCGGCAATTACGCCGCGCAGCCCGTTAGATGTTTTGTCTGCACCAGCGGCCACGGCGGCAGCGATTACGTCTTGGGCTGTACCTGTAGACGCGCCCAAGGCCAGCAACTTCTTGTCGATGAGGTCGAGCAGGGCCAAGCTGTCAGCCTTGTAGTCGCCCATCGACAGAATGTTCTTGTCTACCAAGGCGGCTACGTTCTCTGCATCAGCCAAGACCTTGTTAATCAGGCTGTCTTGTCCGGTGGTCTGCAAAGCCTCAATCAGCGGGTTGATGAGCGAGTTCACTTTGTCGCTGGCGGCGACCAGGCCTTCGCCTGTGGCGCTTTGAGCCAAGAGTGTGGCTTGAGCGAACTGAGATTTCAGGTCGTTGGCCTTCTGCTCATCCGTCATCTGGCTGAACTTGTAGCTGCGAATCGTCTCGCGGATTCCTGCAGCGGAGCCGGCCAGCAGGTCGGCCAAGGCTTTCTGAGCCTCGTAATACTTGACGGTCTCGTCTTTCAACTTGGAGAGTTGAGTCACCGAGGTTGACGACGAGTTCACGAAGTCCTGCATGGCCTTTTGGTAAAAAAGCACTGCAGCCTTTGCAGCTTCTTGGGCAGTGTTGACGTGCTTTTGCAGGGCGTCCCGCACCAAGGTCTCTGCTTTGACGTTATTTTGGGCCTGATTGAGTGCCGTTTGGCCTCCTTGACCGGCGTTGCCGCCCAAAGCATTCCATGCGTTGGTCGCAGTAGCTGACCACTGGCCTACGGCGCGAGAGGCGGCGGCCTCAGCAGCCTTAGCAGCGTTCAGTGCGTTTACAGCGTTGGTGTAGGCTTCTGGCGTGTAAGCCTCGGAACTGCGGTTAAACCAAGGTCCGACATCCCTCATCAGGCGGCTGGGGGTGGCATTGACCACATTCTGCGCGTTATTGACTGCGCCTACTTTGCTGTACCAGTCTGTACGAGCAGCGCCCAAGTTGTTTGTGATTCCTTGGTACCAGTCCACCCCTTGTTGGGCGATGCTGACGGTCTTTTGAGCTGTAGCGAGTTTTGCGTTGGATGTGGCCAGTTGGCTCGTAAGTAGACTGAACCTATCCGCCGTGGCAGTAACTGCACTGTTAGATGGCCCGCCGGACTGAATAGAGGAAATCCGACTCTCAATCTGAGACTTCGATAGTGACTGTGGCGCTACGATACCTATAGCAGCCTCGCGCACGGACATGCGCTCGCTGGTAATGTCGCCCATGACCTTGCTCACGCGCTCTGCCAAGCCCTCAAACACCTTTGTGATGGTGGTCATAAAGGTTGCGGTGTCTACGGCTGCCAAGGCTGCGGTCAGCTTGGTGAAGTCGATGTTCGCAGAGTCAGCAGCGACAGACAGGTCGTAAATTTGCTGTTGCAGGTTTGCGGCTGCGGTCTGCGCGACGGTCAGGTTGCTGCTCAGGGGTTGAATCCGAGTATCAAAAGCCAGTACGCTGCTTGCGCTGTTGCCCATGATGGAGTTCATGAACAGCAACTCGTTGGACATAGCGGCAGAGGCAGCAGTCGCAGCGGCCAGTGAACTCACTGTTGGGTTGGTGGCCGTGCTAGCCAAGGAAGTCAGGCCGGAAGTGACCATCCCGAGGGAGGCTACCACACCGGACTGGCTGCCAGTTACAGCCTTCAGGATAGCCTCGGCGGCGTCAGTCGCTGCCTTGGACGCCTCTTCAGCCAAGGTTTTCACAGCCGCAGTGGTCGTTGCGAATTCTGGTGCCAAGTTCAGCAGCACTGCATGGGCGTTGCGACCAGCTTCGGTGTTCAGGTCAAGACCCTCAACAAGTTTTCGGAACCCGTCGTTCGTGGCGGGCAGCGCGTAGCCAAGCAAGGCCAAGGCTTTACGCATCTTGGTCTGGCTGTCCGCAATCTTCTCGCCGTTGGAATAGTAGGTGTCGTAGAACGCTTGGCTCACCGATGCGAACTTCTCTAGGCCGCCGTGGGCCTTCAGAAGTTCAGTGGCAGCCACAGCGCCGGACACGCTCACAGCGTACAGCGCGGCGTGTGTGGCTGTCAGCCATGTGTTCACTACCGTCAGGCTGGAGGCCAAGCGGGCCAGGGTGTCACGGGCGGCTTCGCCCTCGACCGCGAAGCCTGCAATGTTCGGTACCAGTCGGATAGCCAACTCGTCAGCCATGCCAGAGAAGATGGCCAGAACGGTGTCTGACGTAGCGCCTGCGGCGATGTCGATGCTCTTGCTGTAGTCTGCGATGGAGGCTGCAGACAGGCCCATAGCCTTAGCAGAGTCGGATGCAGCAGACTTCACACCCTCGAAAGCTGTAGTCCAGCGCTTAGTGACGGCTGCGTCGATAGCAGAAGTTTCCGTCCAGTTGCGGTCACTGGTGAACCAACCGCCTTGCTGGTGCATGTTGGCGTAGTTCTCGCCGCTAAAGCCAGAAGAGCCAAAAGTGCCTCGAGTGCCCTGCGCACGAACTTCTGTCGAGCCGTGACCGAAGGCCCGGTTGACCAGTCCGCCGATGACACCGGCGACTGGGCCGATACCGGGAATCATGCTGGCGATACCGGCGATGGCATCTACGTTGAGGCCGTCAATTTTGAAACCGCCCGAGAGCGCTTTGCTGATACCGTAACCGCTCACACCGTTGAGCACGGAACCAGCAATCACGCCGGCCAACTGAGCACCGCCAGCTTGGGCTGCCATACTGGCAGACTGCATAGTGGCTGTGTTTGTCATACCTGAGCCGAACTCACCCAAAAGGCTTCCGATGGGGCCTGCGCCAGTTTTATCCACAAGGAATTGACCGACATTCGCGCCGACGTTCAGGCCCCCGGTCAACTTGTCGTATAGGCTGCTCAGGTTGTTCAAGATGGTGGACCCTGGCCCGCCTAGGCCGCCCAAGGTTCCGGTGCCGCCGAACGCGGTGCCACCCATTACCGAGCTGAACATGGCCTGCATGTTCACCTTGATCGGCTTGCTCAACTCGTCTTCCAAAACCTTCTTCAGGTTCTTGGCGCTCTGGTCACCGCCCACGGTCAGCCCGTCGATTACAGCGTCAGCCAAGGAGCCGGCCAGCTTGTCGCGTTCGGAGTTGGCCAAGATTGTCTTGGCGGTGGCCGCAGCCCGCTCTTTAATTCCTGCACCCTTCTCACCCTTGAGCTGGTCCATCTCCGTGCGAAGTGCAAGGATTTGGGCGTTGTACTTGTCCATCAAGTCTGTGGCGGCGGTGATTGGCACACCGCTGTCCATTTGAGACGAGATGAGGGCATCCAAGTTCTCTTGGGCAGCCTTCAAGTTGGGCACCAGTTTGTCGTACTGGTCGTTCAGTGCTTCCTGTGCGGCGGCGGAGGCCCGCACACCTGCAGCGTAGGACGGGTCAGCGTAGCGCAAGGATTCGTCAAGTGCGGCAGCGGCAGCGGCCTTAACTTGGGCCTTGTCCTGTGCATCCCAGAATTCTTGGGAGGTCTTCTTGAGGTCGTGCAGAGCTTTGCCCACTTTGATGATCTCAGTTTCGACCAAGCGGAAGGTGGCGCTGGCTGCCTTCGCCTTCTCGGCGGAGATTTTCTCAAAGAAAGACTCAGCGGAGTTTTGGGCGCTGGAAATCTTAGTTTCCATATCCTTGACTGCTTTGGAAACTTCCTCTGGGGTGGCTTGTGGATTGGACTTCTTCCACTTGTCTGTGGCGTCCTTGATGTTCGTTATTGCTGCCTCGTAAGCTTTGGAGTAGTTCTTAGCATCCAGTTCAAGTAGGGCGGTTTTCTCATCAGAGAAAGCGCGAGTCATAGACAAGAGTTCAGCAAAATACTGGCCCTCGTTAATCATCTCCGCTTCCCGCTTAACCTTCAGGATTGCCAGCTTATCAGACTCCAGCTTGTCAAGCAGGTTCACGGCTGTAGTGTTGCGCTTGGCAAGCTCTGCCAAGGTGTTGTCTTGGTTTAGGTCTAAAGGGGTGAGGGCTTTGCGGCCATCTCCAGCACCGGTACCCCCGAAGGTTTGGGTGCCGGGTGGCTTAGGTGGCGTCTTTGCGTTCAAGGCGTCGGCTGCTCGGCGGGCGTCTGCTTGACGTAATGCTGCCTTCTCTGTATCTTTCGCAGCCTGCTCCATATTGATGTTTGCGTCTGCAACAGCGCGAGAGGCAGCGGAGGCCGCCGTACGGAGGTCAGCAAGTCTGGCCTGCTGGTTCTTGAACCACACAGCACTCCCACCTTGCCCCTTGGGGGCTGTCATGGTCTGGGCAGCCCGGTAGGAGTCCCACGCCTTTGACGCCTTGCTCTCAAGGTCATCAATAGCTTTAACGCCGACACTCTTAACTTCGCCGCCCCTAACCTTCGCCTCAGCTTCTGCCAAGGTGAGGCCTGTGCGTCGTAGTTCGTTCAACTTCTCCAAGCGTGCGGCTTCATCGTTCAGAGCTTTGATGACGTTGTTGTTATACAGGTCCGTGGCAGTCTGGGCTGTATCGCTAGACTTAGACCTCCACCAGTCGTAACCGATCCACGCAGCGGTGCCCAAGCCTACCGCCACGTTCAGGCCAGGAATCAAGCGGGCAAGTCCAAGCATGCCGGCGGCTTTGCCTGCGGTTGCGGCGTTTCCTGCAACGGTCGCTGCAGTCTCTGCCGTTATAGCAGCAGTGTTGCGCACCGTCGCGGCGGTGTAGAGAGCCTTAGCCCCTACCAGCACCTCCAAAACAGCAGCAGAGCCCATCTGCACAACCTTCAGGGCGGTGTAGGCTGTGACTGCTGCGCCGATTACACTGAGGTTTTGGCTCAGAACCATACCCAAGCGGGCAACACCTTCCACCATAACGCTCAGGCCTTGGATAAACTCAGGAGAAGCGAACGTGCGGCGCAGAGAGTCCATCGTCACCAGCAACGCCGGCTCCATCTCGCGGAAGGCCTCGTTCATGCTTGAGCTGATGGTTGCCTTCAGGCTCTTGAACTGGTTTTCTGAGGTCTGTGCCAACTTAGCCGCGCTGATGGACGCAAAACCGTAGTAGTCAAACAATTCAGATTGCATCTGGGCCAACGCGCTGCCCATAGATTTTCCGGTACGGTCTACTTGAGTGTTGACCATATCCAACAGCTCGATAATGCCCTTGGCACCGCGTTCCGACAAAACGGCTTGTAGGAAGTCCTTGCGAGCGGCACCGGTCATTGGGGCCATTTTTTCGTTCAAGTCTGATACAACCTGTATCAGGGGCTTGAAGTTTCCGTTGACATCACGGGCCTCAATTCCTACAGATTTAAGGGCCTTAGCCACTGCTTGAGTTCTACCAGACAAGTCCGAATAGGCATTACGCAAGGCCGTGCCTGCTGCTGAACCTTCAATACCTAACTGAGACATTGCAGCAATAGCAGTCGCGGTATCTTCCAAGGATACACCGTACTGTTTGTGAATTACCGAGGCGGTTTTCATAGCCTCTGAGAAAGACTCTACGCTAGTTAGAGACAGGGCAGACGCCTTAGACACCACGTCCGAGACTTTAGCAAAACCTTCAGCCCCCATGCCGAACGCCGTCGATACCGTCATCAACGTCTTTGCAGCGGTCTCAATGTCTGTCGTACCTGCTACAGAGAAGTCAAGAACTGTCTTAGTCACAGCCAAGATGTCGTTTGCCTTCAGGCCCGCCAAGGACAAGGACTTCATGGCGTTAGCGATTTCCAGTGGACCGAACGGCCCCGACTTGCCCATGCGGTCTAGCTCAGAGTTAAGTCGAGACATCTCCTCAGCAGTGTTACCGCCCAAGACCTTGATGACTTCCATGGTGTGCGCCACCTGCATGCCTGTCTTAGCTGTCTGTACGAACCCGTTGGAGATAGCAGCCCCAATGAACAGTGGTCCGAGGTTACCCCATGTCAACCACAGGGCGTTGAAGCCGGAGGCCAGACCGCGAACACCTGAATGCAGGTCGTTGGCACTGTCATTGGCCCGTCGAAACCCGTCAGACAGTTGCTTGAGGTCGTTCGGTGTAGGCTTAGTCGGGCCTGCTGGTGCTGCTGGAGCCTTAATCGGTGTCGCCCGCAGCGCGTTGTACGGTGTGTAGGAGCCGACGACTTCATTTCCAGCCAAGCGTTGGCCTGTGGTGCCGATGTTTGCTGTGCGGGCCTGCTCCGCAGCTGCCACGCTCATGCTCGCTTCTTTTTTAGCCTGAGCTACCAAGAAAGCTCCACGCGCCAAGGACTCTTTGCGTCGAGCAATGTAATTTTGGTCAGACTGTGCCTGCGCAGACGCCAAACTCTTGAGGCTGGCTTCATAGCGGGCTGCCTCTTCTGCAGCTTGCTCGGCTGCGGCGGTAAGACTAAGGCCTGTCTCTTTCTTGACCTTTGACACCAAGAAAGCTCCACGCGCCAAGGACTCCTTGCGTCGAGCAATGTAATTTTGGTCAGACTGTGCCTGCGCAGACGCCAAACTCTTGAGGCTGGCTTCATAGCGGGCTGCCTCTTCTGCAGCTTGCTCGGCTGCGGCTGCTACCCGTAGACGCTCAGCTTTCTTAAACTCTGTCAACTGGGAGGCCTGAAATCCTCCCAAGCGAGCGCCTTGCCTGCGCCACGCTGCCAACTCCTCGCCCTGTAGCTGACCCATCTTCGCCAGTCGATGCTCATAGGCACTTTGGATTTCTCCCGTCTGCGCCCGAACCAGGTTAAGGTTCATCCTCTCGCCGCTAGACAACTCGGCCCGCATCTGTTCTTGTGCCTGCTTGAACGTCCCTGCGATGCCTGTCTTTTCGATAGACTTCATGGCTTCAGCCATACGGCCCAAGCTCGTCTTGGACGCCTTGCCGAGCTTCTCTACTTTTGCGTCATAATCTGACGCTGACTTTATAAAGTTACCGAAAGCCTCTTCCTGCGCTTTTATATTCTTTGTAGAGCCGGGAGAGGCGAAGGCATTGGCAAAATCTACTCCGGCAGGGGCGGCAGACTTCATCGCGGAAGCTGCTTTGGTGGCTGTAGTGCACAGCTTATCCAAGGCCTTGTCCATCCGGTCGAGTTTTGCCAAGTCCCCTGCCGGGATGTTAACGCCTATTTCCAGTTTATCGTTGCCTTCGCTCATGCTGCTGCCCTCAAGTTATCGCCTGATTTTACCCGGTTTGACCTGAATCCTTAGCAACAAAAACGACAAAAGCCAGCACTGCCGCTGGCTTTTCTTTACTTCTTATCGGCTTTGAAGGCTTTGTAGGCCCTATCAAGCACCTGAACCCCCCACCACAAGTCTTGAGCATCCCAAAATCCTATGTGGTGGTGCCGGCAGTAAGCATTGAATTCAACCAAGGTGAGCCGGTTGACTCCTGCCATTGCGGCCTGCCTCATCTCTGACAATTCCCAGAACACCTGCATGGTGTTCTGTAGGTGTTTCTGGATTGTCGGTCGCCGGGCAAGGGCTGCAGGGCGAATGCCTGAATCTTCTTCAAACTTGAGCAGCTCTGTCAAAGACGGTGCCCACTCAAGTTCCCAGATCAGGCACTCCTCTAGTTTTTTGCGTCTTCGGCCTCTTGCTCAGCTTTGAAGGATTCAAAGTCCTCGCTCACGGACGAGATGTAACGGCGGAAGTCCTTGATGGCCAGCAAGCGCTTTGCGTTCTCGGTGCTGTAATCCAGCTTCTCGCCCTTGATGGCGACGTGGCCCTTCCAGCCCAAGAGGATAGTCTTGGCCATAACTTCGCCCATCAAGCTCTCATTCAAGGCTTCAGCAGCTTCGCCCTTGGACTCCAAAGCGACCTTGTTGCGCTTGTACATGCTGGCCAAGAGTCGGTTGTACTTGGCGTTGCCGGCACGAGCGACCAAGAAGCTGACGCCATTGCCGTACTCGACCCAGCGGCCTTCTTGTTCGGCTTTTTCATCGACAGCGAAAGTGGAAAAAATATCTAACATAGGATTCCTTGTGGTGGTGGTTGGTTGATTCCGGTGCAGAGTATATCGCAAATTAAAAAGGCTCCGAGAAATTTCTTCCCCGGAGCCGAAAGGTTGGTACCACCCAACCCACCACGAAAATTATCTATACAGAAGCTTAACACCCTCGCTATTTTTCACATAGTCAGGGACCGCTCTCGTGTTCCACCAACGGGAAGTAGTCTGTTCCACAGCCTTTTTAACAGGCCACTTATTGGTTAGCCTACCTCTCAAAGCGTTGTAACTTACCCCAAAAGTCATAGCAATCTTCTTTAGTTCTCCTATACTGTAGTCTACCCCCTCATAAGTGTACACCTTAGTGACACGAGTATTCTCTACCTGCTTTGATCTAGGGAGCCAAATACAGTTGTCAGGATTATAGCCTAAATTCACATCTACCCGTTCGATTGTAGAGTCAGCATGTGGGCGATCACCCATGTCCTGCAGAAACACCTCAAAATTTTGCCAGCGGTCGCAAACTACTATACCCCTGCCACCGTAGTTCTTATACTCTGGTCTGTTACTGTTGGTACACCTACGTCGCATATCGGCCCAGACTTGGTACAACGGATGGGTACTTAACCCATGAGTCCTAGCTACTCGGCTGAGAGTGGCCCTCCTTTTACAACCACACGACGAAGTGTTGCCAGACCTTACACAACCCTTGCTGGCGACAAACTCTCTCCCACAAGCACATCTTAAAAGAAAGTGGCTTGTATTGGAGGGGTCCTCCCCTAGAACGATCAAAAGGCCCCACACTTCTCCAACTACTACTGGCAGTTTTTTCGGCATATCTTAAACCCAAGTCGCGGCAAAAGCACCGCAACTTGGATTATATATCAAACCGCTGCCGCGCCAAAAGCGTCCACAAACACAACCTTCTGCAAGGTAGCGTCTGCATTAGCAGCATCACGTAGAGCAGTGAACTGCACATCAGCCATCATGTCAGCATCCTTGCCACCGGCGGTAATCTGGTAGGAAGAGATGTTGACCACAGGCAAGGAGAACACGTAGCCGTTACCTGCACCGTCCATGGTAGAGAACGCCAACGATGTGTTGGTGTTAGCCACAAACTTGTCGAACAAGGTCTTGTCAGCGAAGTAGATGGACAAGGAGCCGGTCAAGGCGATAGTGCCGCTACCGATGCCTACGCTGCCCAAAGAGCAGATAGCGTCTTGTTCGCGCAGGGCGTTGTCATAATCCAAGCTCAGAGACTTGACGAAAGTGCCTGTCAGAGGTGCGCCGCCTTCCCACACTTGGCAAGATGCGCCGGTCACGCCCGACTGGATGTCGAACGAGTAGCTGGCCACTGGGGTGCCTGGCAGGGCAGTCGCTGTGGTCATCGCAGCGTTCTTGCCCATGAACGAGAAGTTGATGGTAGACAAGTTTCCAGACTGGATGGAGATAGCCATCTTGCTGGGAGTCATACCAGTGAAAGCCTCGAACACGCCCACGTCAGTCATGTTCTTCTCAATGGTGTAAGAAGTCTGAGTGGTGCCATGGCTCAAGCGGCGAGTCTGTACGGAGCAGGTTGCTACTGAGCTGCCGACGGTTGCAGGGGTTCCAGCGTCCAAGGTGATGACCGTGGAGGTTGGAGACACAGAAGAGCTGACACGGAACAGCTTACCGTTGTTGATACCGCCGGTAGTCAAACGGAACCACTGGCCGCGCTTCAAGTTTGTCAGAGCGCTGGTTGTGGTGGGGGCCACAGACGCAGTGATAGTCGTTGCAGTGAAGTCAGCAGTGAAGGTTGTACCGACGCCAGCAGTACCATACACCGTGAAGGTGCTCTGCAAGGTAGACTCCATCAAGCGGTCGTACTCGCGGTACTGCATTTCACCGTTCAAGTCGCCAGAGGCTTTAGCGCCCGTGGGAATCATCGAAGAGATGGTGCGAGTAGAATTGATTTCAGTAGACATCGCCTTGGTGATGTCATAGTTCAGGCTTTCACCTGTAACTCGGATGTTGAGTGGGTTACCCGCGACAGGGGTTACGCCGAAGGTTGCTTCGGGGATATAGCGCACTTGTACAGCACTGGAACTTGCGAGAGGCATATTGGACTCCTAGTAAAAGATGTTGAAGTTTGCCTCTTTATCTGGAGCCTGTACCCCGTTTGCAACTGAGTGTGCCGCTCCTGTCACTACATGACTGACGACATACCCTTAGTTGTCATCTGTCCAGAACGGCACGAGCGCAGGATAGTAGGCCCAGCCCTTAAACGGCTGCTCTCGGGCGAAGGATGCCATGCGAGTGCGTACGCCCCCAAACTGGGACTGCTGCAAGGCTTGGTAAAAGTGCTCCAGTAGTGTGTACGCCTTAGCCGTGCCTGAGCCTTCCTTGACGGCAGCTTGAAGGTGAATCTGGCCGATCTTGCGGTGAATTGGGTTCGTGCTCAAGTCAGCTTGTGCGCCGTCCAAGAATCGGATGTTCACCACCAAGAATGGGTCAAGCTGTGTGGAGGTATCGACAATAATCCGGTTGTCGTATTCAATCACAAGTGGGTAGTCTGTAAAGCTGGTCTTGGCCGCTTCTACAGCAGTAACTATACTTTGACGGTGTTGTTCGAGTGTAGCCATCACTTAATCCAGTTGTATTTGTACTTCTGTATGATGTAGTCTACAAAAGCACGATTCTCTAAATGCCTGTGAACAGGCCTGTAATTGGGGTCCATGTCTCCGGTCTTGATGCTGCCGGAGATTGGGGAGGAGTTGACAAGTGTAACCTTGGTGTTGTACTTTATCGTGCTGATAACGGCTAGTCCACTTGCCAAGGGTTCCTGAATTGCCTCTGGGTGCCCAGCGTAACGCACTTTGTCATAGTAGGACTTAATCTGCTTCGAGTCCTTGATGTTCATGTTCTGGTACTCAGTATCGAGTAGATTCTTGTACCAGTCCTTGGTGTACCCTGTGTGCGGGTTGTTTGCTGTTACTACTTGCCAATTAGAAACGAAGTCTCCAGAATATTGTGGAGACTCCTTTAGAACTGCCTTCAAGATTTGAGTTACTTTTCTCTTGACGAACTCGGTCGGCCTACTCTTGATGAGGGCTCTTTGGGCTTTCGTCTTGCTCAGAAACGAGTTTAAGTTCTTTACTTCAATTCCAGCCATGCTCAACCTCGACGGATGTGCAGGCTCCAAGCATCTTGGTCAGAGACTATGGCGACAATTCTCCAACTCTCAGAGTTAACCACTACGTTTTGACCGACTACTGGGCTAACTGACGATTTAGCAACAACCAACGCCATGTCACCCGCCAAGTTGCTTGGGCTTGCTTGCGTACGAAACTCATAGACTTTGTAGTAGTCCAAGAGGATTGACGGCACTGCCACGCTGGCTGCGCTGTAAGTGTCGAGCACGGGATTGTACACGCCAGTGCTGGTGAATGTGGAAGAAATTACGCCGTAGTCAATCTCGTCGCACTGGGCGCTCTTGAACCCCTCCAAAGACAGGTGGACGGTGCGCACCCTGTAGAGTGCTGGGCCTTGCTTGACGATGGTGCCCTTGGCTATGACTGCGTTCTTGCTGAAGTGGAACAGCCAGAACGGGTCATACTGGGCGTCAGTGACGCCGTTTACAGTGTCCTTCAGGTAGTCCCGCTGACCGTGCTGCGCGGTGACTGCGGTACCTAAGCATGCTTGGCCAGGTGTCACAAGGCTGAACAGCCCTGATGAGGCCTTCATCCAGTGTGAGGCGCGGATTGCTCCGCCGCGCCACTCGTCAAGTATCCCATCACCAACCACCCATATCTCATTCAGTATATTGATTGCGGAATGCGTGGGTGGGGTGATGGCTGGGTCGATGCTCAACACCCGACGCTTAGCAGTGCTACCGTCGGGCGAGGCCTCTAGAAAGGTTGATACTTGGGCCTTGAACAGCAAGGCGTTGCTGTACGCATCGTAGACCGGGCAGGTATCGAATTTACGGGCTACGGTCTTCAGCTTCATGCGGTCACCGGGTCTACGGCCAAAGGTGCGGCTATGGTAAAAATCGGGGTGATGGCTGCTGGAGGCGTGTAGCCGCTCAACAAGGTTAGGGCTGTTTGCAGACGAGCCCGGATGCTGACGTAACCTGCGTTCACGCCGTTGCGCACAGACTCGAATGGGTCGGCAAAGCGCTCGAATTCAGCGCGACCGTCCGTCAGCTTCTTGGGGCTAAACAGGGGGAGGCTTGTGAGGAGGGTCTTCGCTACTGCGTAGGCTGAAAACATATTGGCCACGGTGAACACCTTGGTCTGTGCGGCGGTGCGGGACAGCACAGGCGTAGCGAGAATGGCGTCCAAGAGAGCTGGCAGGGTCGAGTCTATGTCTGACAGCTCAAGTTCCAGTTGGTCGGTGAAGACCTTTAGGTCAAGTGTGAGGTCCTCTAGCTCCTCGTCGGAAACTCCAAGGACTGCTCTGACCTCATCGTAAGTTGTTCGTGTTAGTGCCATTGAGAGATTATGGTGGGGTTTTGGGTTTTTGAGTGCTTAGGGGTGGAAAGATGGCAGTCTGTGATATACTGTCTTCGACAGCTTCTGAATACCCGTAGGAAGGGTAGAATTCAAAAGCTGTTAAAGGCCTGCCGCCTGCACTTCGTGTTCCTACCACGGAGGTGCAGGCGGTTTTCTTTTTGGAGGATTTGAGATGAAGAAGAGACCGATTCGGATTGAAGGTGACGTGGCTTATGTGCCCTTAGCCTGTGGGGCGGAAGCAATCATAGATGCTGAAGATGCTGAGATAGTTGGGCAATATAATTGGAGCCTGTGTACTGGGTATGCAGTTACAAGTCTATACCCTGTCGGAGAAAAACGTAGAAGCATAAAACTGCATCGGCTTGTTATGGGGGAACCTGAAGGTTTTGAAGTAGATCACAAGTACGGCATCAGGTTGGATAACAGAAAAGCACACTTGAGACTAGCCACAAGATCGGATAACAACCATAATGCCAAGGTACGTCGGGACAATACGTCGGGTAGGAAAGGTGTTTCGTGGCATAAAAAAGTTAAAAAGTGGTCCGCCCAAATAATGCACATGGGCAAACCTAAGCATTTAGGCTACTTCACTACCCCGGAACTGGCTCACGAGGCCTACTGCCAAGCAGCCCTAAAATACCACGGTGAATTTGCCAGAACAGAATAGAAAATGGCCCTACGGGCCATTTTTACTTCTTCGCCGCAGCCGGCTTAATTTCGTCCAGGTCAACCCAGCGCTGGATGATTGCCTGGCCTTTTACCCAGTCTGTTTCTTTTGCCTTGGTGGGCACTCTTGGCTCGAAGCGGCAGCCGCTCTCTGGGTCTACAAACGGAAATCCCGCTGTGTTGATTAACCAGATACCTGTCTTGTCGTGGATTTGTTGTTTTTCCATAAGTATTCAGGGAGGCTTTCGCCTCCCTGTTCTTTTCATTAGCTGATTGTCAACACGTCGAATGGGCGCAGGTCGCTATCGCCCAAGCTACGGAATACTTCCTCAGCCCAGTCAAGGCGCATAGCTGTCGAACGCTTCATGGCGTACTCCTCTACAGCACTGTAAGCAGCAGCTGTATTGGTGACGCGAGAGATAGCTACAGACGCATCTAAAGCATAGATGGTGTTAGCAGGCACTGGGCCTCCATCAGCAGCAGAGTCAACCAAGAAGATGCGAACGTCATTGCCGAAGCCTACGTTAATCAAACCTGCTTGTGGGTCTACGCGAGTCAGTGTAGGGTCGTAGCTGTTTGAACCTGGGCGACCTGTACGGCCTTCAACCTTCAAATAACTGTCGAGGTCCATTACTAAATGACTGACCTTTCGGTATTTACGGCTCCTGGCCAAAAACTTGACAAAGGCTTTGTGAGTCAGAACGCCACCTGTAGCTGCTGCATCCAAAGATGTAGAAGTCACTGCAGCAACTGCACCTACGTTCAAATCACCATCTCCGTTGTACAGAGCGTTGATGTAGCGGTAGACGCGCTCGTCACGCTCAACTTGCAGGTAGTGAGCCACTGTACGAGTGACATAATCTATGTTCGTATTGCGCAGAGCTTGGTCGGTCCATTGCATTCCGATGTTCCATGCACCGATGCGACGGATACGGTCACTGGTCTTGAAGAACAGCATCTTGGCTGGCTCAGCGCCTTGAGCAACACGAGTTGCTTTAGCCTCTTCTGGGCCGCCAACGGTCTTGTAGTCAACCACTGGCTGTTCAAAATGCTCAGTGTCAACGCTGATGTTGTTGGCAATCATTTGCTCGAACACACTAGAGTCGGTTTCACGGTCTTTTTGCATCTCGCTCGTGATTTCGCTGATAACAGCGATGTTCACGAAAGCGCGGGAAGCAGTGCCGAAAGTGCCAGAGTTCTGCTGAGTGTTCGCGGAGAAGCTACCAGCAGCGGAGCCATCCAGCAAAGCACCAATCTTGGTGGCGCGGAAGCCGAATGGGTTGTTCTTGCCAGGACGAACCAGGCCTGCGGATGCCTTGAACTGGTCAAAAGCGGTGCCAACAGACAGGTCTGCGTCAGCAAACTTGCGGTTCATTTCGGCAACAGGGTCGCCAGATTTCACCATGGCCACTAATTCTTCAGCGCTGGGGGACCATTGTTGGGTGCCCCCGCTACGGTCGATATATGCTACTTGCATGATTTTGATTCCTTGAAAAATGGTTTAGACGCGAGCGATAACGCCCACAGTGCCGACTGCTCCAGTGCCAACAGCACCCAAGCTCACAACACGCCACAGGCTCTTTTGTGTACCCTGAGAAGTTGCTTTGCAGACTTTGGGGTAAGAGGAGAGGGCGGTACCTTTAGCGGTAACGCTACCAGCAACAACATAGTCGCCTACAGCAACAACGCCGGTACCGGGGGTGGCTTGCAGGCCATCAAAGACTACGCGGGCACGGCCTGAGCTGTACACCGAGCCGATGCTAAAGCCGTTTTGGGGTGCCAGCTCTACAGCGTAGATGATGGCTTCAATGTCATCGCCGGCCACAGCCAGGTCATAACGGGACTCACCTGCGAGCTTGACAATCTTGCCTTGCTCTTTGGTGTCTACTTGGTTGCTAGTCCCTGAGCCAGCACCCAAGCGGACAGCCATAGCTGGTGCTTCAGGTACGGTAGGGGAAATGAAATGGTCGAGGGCCATGATTCAGGTTCCTTTACTTTGATTGAGAAGATTTCACCGCATGCACAAACAATGGGTTCACCAGCGCTGCTACGGGTTTAGCCGGGGCATCTTCTGGTTTGGCTGCGGTAACACCACCCACCTTAAATTTAGATTTGAACAACTCGCTTACTCGGCTGTGCTCAGCCAAGACTTCGGAGTCAGCCACAGCAGCGGCTTCAATGTTCAGAGGTACGCTCATCGCC